CTCAAGGATGAGCCAAATTAAGCGGGAGATTGTAGTTAATGATTGGTAAGAAAAAGAGCCCTGTGTATGGTATTGGTATTAATGATTTAGAAAGAAATGTCACATGGTATGACTCTAATGGTCAGAGAGTTTTGTGCCCTGTTTATCAAATTTGGCACGATATGTTGGAGAGGTGTTATTGCCCGGTATTTAACAAGAAGCATCCTACATATACAGATTGTTCTGTTTGTGAGTCTTGGCTCCACCTGAGTAATTTTGAGGCGTGGTTGGGGCTACAAGATTACAAAGGTAAGCACTTAGATAAAGATATAATTTCGCCCGGAAATAAGTTATATTCTCCATCTACTTGTGCTTTCATTGACCAAAATGTGAATAAATTCATAACAGATGGAGGTAGAAAGAGTAACCTACCTATTGGCGTTACTTGTCGCAGAGGTTGTAGGTATATTGCTCAATGTTGCGACCCTTTTACAGGGAAGACTTCGTATATAGGGAGCTTTAACTCTGCCGAAGCCGCACACCAAGCATGGAAACGAAAGAAACATGAATATGCACTAGTATACGCAGACCAACAATCTGATCTACGGGTAGCTGCTGCATTGCGAGTGAGGTATTTATGAAACCTAATCCCTCTCATATCCCCAGGGGCTACATGTGTATCACTTGTGAACACAAACATAGGAAGTGCAATCATCTAGACTTCACTAAGATGCAAGTGATTGGTGTTTTCAAAGATGATGGTACTAAAGAAGTAAAATGTACGGACTTTAATAAAACTGAATAGGAGAACCAAATATGAAAGATAAACAGAACCTCTACTCCCGAGCTTACCAACTGGCTCAAGAAATCATCACTCTGCAAGAAGACTTGAAAGAGTTGGTTACAGAGTTTGCTTATGATAAAGAGTACAACACTGAAGGCTTCGATAAGAAAGACGTGAAGAAAATTATTAAAGCTGCTGTAGCGAAGGCTAAGGAAGACGACTTGAAGACTAAAGCTGAAGAGCTTAATGAGCTTCAGGAAATTCAAGAGACTTATTCGTAAGGAGGTATTATTATGAATAACCTTTACAGTTTCTACGTTGATTGTGGTCGTCAGGGTAGTCTTGCTGGACTCTTCATTGCAACTCAAGAAGAAGTAGATAAAGCTATTGGTAAAGAAATGTATTTTGGTGAAGTCCTTGGTAAACACTCTGATGTTCAAGGTACACTAGAAGCTCATGAAATTACTCTTGTCTCTACTGATCAAGATAAAGTCGAATGGTTGCTTGGTCTTCTTGGTACTTGTGTAAGTGGTTTTAATCCTCTTGAATATATCTCTCAAGATGATGAAGACTACGATGAGGACGAAGAAGAGTAATCAACACAAATAGCCCTGCCATAACACGTAGGGCTTTCTTATGGGAGGCAACATGACTAAGAAATTAGTATGGATTGTTGAAGACAAAGAGTCTGGTCAAATCAGAGCTAACTGGTCTACAGGTACACGAGTTTATACACGCATTCGTAATGCTCTTGCACGTCTTGGTGGCTGGGGTAATGCACGGTATAAAGTAGTTGAGTACGAGCTTGTTCCGACTGGTAAAGAATATACGGAGAAAGAATGAGTAAAATAACTTCAATCATTGACTTAGACTACGTTAAATATTCTGCTGCGTCTGTTGGTGAGAAACGCACAATCAATGTCACCCACAAAGCCTCTGGGCGTGAGAAAGAGTTTAATACACGTACAGAGTTCTATGGTCGTGATAAAGCTAAATCTGGTGGGTGGCTTGGTGAACTAAACGCTAAACGTGAAAGTCCATTCACTGTAGATGAGTTTGAGATTATTGATGTTCAAACCCCAGAACCAGTTGAGCATGTACTTCAGATTGCAAAGACACAAGTTGAGAATGACCTTAAGAGGCTTGGTACAAATAAATACAAAGCATTCTTAGGTAAGGGTGATAGTTTTCGTGTCGAGTTGTCTACGCTGTTGAAGTACAAAGATAACCGAAAAGATATGCTTCGCCCCTTGCACATGGATGCAGTTACAGAATACCTCGGTCGTAAGTTTAAAGCTGAAATTGTTGAACACCTAGAAGTTGACGATGTTTGTGTAATTGAAGCTTATGGTAATCCCAATGCTGTGATCCAAGGACTTGACAAAGATTACTATGGCCAGCCGGTCAAATATTTTAACGTCAATCGTCCAGAAGAAGGTATTCAAGACTGTAATCAATTTGGTAAGCTTTGGTTGGACGATAAAGGAGATGTTCGTGGCATTGGCAGAATGCACTTGTATTGGCAGATAGCCAGCAATGATATGAGTGACAACTACGCTGCTAACTGCTTCTCTGATATTAAATGGGCTGGAAAATCAGCGTATAAAGCCCTTGTTGACTGTGAAGATGATGTACAGGCTTGGTTGAAGCTGAAAGAGGTTTTCCAACATCTGTATCCAGAAGAAAAGATTGTTATGGGTTGGAGAAACGAACCTATTCAACTGTCTTGGGACTACGTGTTGAATGAGTGCTTCATGATGGCTAGGATGGTTAAAGAAGTGAACGAGAACATTAACGCCTATGATGTTATGAATAAACTAGGAGTTAGTTATTGAATATTATAGACAGAGAATCAGCTAGATCAAAAGGGTTGAACAAGTTTTTCACTGGGCAACCTTGTCTCCGTGGACATATATCTGAGTGGTATGTTTCTGGCCCAAGCTGTTTGGAGTGTACTGCGCTATCTAGAAAAGGTATCCTAGAACCTTTGAAGATATATGGTGTAGGCTTCAACAGTGGTAAACGTGGTCATGGATTTCCTGCTAAAACAAAGGAAGGAGTTCTGAGAGAGTATGACCACTGGCGAAGGATGTTACAAAGGAGTTATGACGTCAAGTGGCAGACCCTGCACCCAACTTACACAGAATGTGAAGTAGACAAATCTTGGTGGGATTACCAAGATTTTGCAAGAGACTTCCATGATTGTGAGTATAGACCTAAAAATTCTGATTTAGACAAAGATTTACTGGTTGTGGGTAACAAGGTGTACAGTAAAGAACTTTGTGTGTATTTACCAGAAGAGATAAATAAAACAATCATAATTGAAGGGACTGTATCAAGGTGGCACTCTCGGGATCAAGTTTTTGAATACAACTGTAATGGAATCTATTTAGGTAGATCAAGTTGCCCCATAAAACTTGGTAAGCTTTGGGTAGATACTAAGATTGATAGGATTAAATACTTAGCAGGTAAATATAAGGATGTGATTGCACCAGTTGCATATAAGACTCTCATAGAGTTTGAGATTGCTTTTGATTGTGATGGGAGGGTTTTCCGTGTCAAATAGGGAACCTTGGGGTGATGGCACTCCGTGGAAGAACTCAACAGCTTTCTTCACATACTTGAGGGGTTGTTTGCGTAAAGCATGGAGCCGACACCCGACTAAATTAAATGTAATCAAGAAGCAGCGTAAGCAAGTAGCCAACCCAAACCCTAGGGGTAATAAATCAACGGTGTTTGGCTTTACTTGTGAACTTTGTGAGAAGGATTATGTCTTAAAAGATGGACAGGTGGATCACATCACACCAGCAGGCAGCTTGACCAAGACAGAAGACATTCAGGGGTTTGTGGAACGCTTGCTGTACGTCAGGGAAGAAGATTTACGTCTGATCTGTAAAGGTTGTAACTCTGCTTTAGTGATTGCGGATAAGCAGGGTATGAGCTACACTGATGCAATCATTGAACAAAAAGTAATTGCTATCTGTAAGCAACCTGCTAAAATCATTGATGCATACCTTGCAGAGAATGGTGTGACAGGCTATGCTAAAAACAAAGATGCTCGCAGAGATGCTATTCGTAATGTACTAAAGGAGAAAGAGAATTATGATCAGTGACGCAGATTGGCTCTTACTAGAGCGCAGACTTGAGAGTATTGAGCGCAGCATTGAAATGTTGAAGGCTATGCAGCCTGTCAAGGAAGGGACAATCACCGCTCACTCAAGTTATGCACTTAAAGAAGGCAGCCTCAGTGATGCAGGAACTGTCCAAGTGTGGAATAATAACCATAAACTTGCAGATTGTATTTCAACTACTAAACTGGAGGAATAAAGATGAAAGTGATTAAAAACACATACGTATACTTGTTCTACGACTTTTGGGCAAACCACTACAATGCAATGCTCGTGGATTACTATTTTCGGTTGTTTCTTTGGTTCCCCTTGGCGTTTAACTAGGAGGAAGTATGTCTGATGTAATTGATCTATCTCAACATAAGCTTAAGCAAGAATCTCTATTCAAGATTCAGAATGCTATCAGTGACGTTGAAGCTTATAAGAAAGTGCTAGATAAGAGCTTGCGAGAATGGGATTCATATTCGACTTGGCAAAAGGCTGAACTTTATGAAAGCGTAAGCGCATTCAATTTAGAGATATTGAACGAGCTAATTGAGAGGATGAAAGATGAGCATTAAGAAGTTAAAAGAAATCCTAGAGGATATTGACTATCCTATTCTTATGGAGATTGTTGATTGTGCATGGTGTCGTGAAGAAGGTGAGAATGACTTCTTTTGGAATGAGGAAAGCCTTGCAGACTTAGAAGATCGTGATGGCAATACATACTCAACAGAAGCGTTTGAAGGTTGGGTTGAACATGATGGTTATCTGGTTGTAAACGGTAACAATGGTTGTGGCGAGACAATTACATATTTCTTTAATCTGAGCAAAGAGGTGAAGTTTTGAGTAAACGAATTCTAGTCATTGGGGATTGTCAAGTTAAGCCTAATGAAAACCAAGATCACCTTTTACATATTGGCCGTTACTTGGTTGACAAGAAGCCAGATATTGTAGTCTGCATTGGGGATTTTTATGATTTTCCAAGCCTATCTTCCTATGACAAAGGTAAGAAGTGCTTTGAGGGGCGGCGCTTAAAAGATGACATTGAAGCCGGTAATGCTGCGATGGATTTGATGCTTTCTCCACTACACGCACTTCAAAAACGTCAGAAGGAAAATCGTAAGAAGGTTTATACCCCACGTATGGTGTTTACAATGGGCAACCACTGTGATAGATTTGATAGGCTTGCTAATGACCAACCAGAACTTGCTGGTATCGTAGGCACTGAGACTCTAAACCTTGAGAAGTACGGCTGGGAAGTTTATCCGTTCTTGAAGCCTGTAGAGATTGAGGGTATATTCTTTGTGCATTACTTGGCTAATCCTATGAGTGGCAAACCGTATGCAGGTACAGCCCTCGGGCAGCTAAAGACGGTTGGTCGATCATTCGTTGTTGGTCACAAGCAGTG